CAGCGCAGGCAAATCGAGTAAACAGACCATACTCCGTAGGGATGATAAATTGAAGGAGGTAACAAATGGGTTCTTTAAAAACCCCTAATATTGGGTTTCCAACAAGATTTCCTTATGGCAAGCCATACAATCCTGTAGTTGCTCCTGGTGCTACAGATGCTCTACCTATTTTTGATGGTGTTGTTTTTGTCACATATGCTGGTGTTGATGCCATGACTCTTGGTACACCTGTGGCTGGTGTTTATCCAGGTATTGGTAGTAATGATCTTGGTGTTCCGAATGATGATGGAAAACGATTGCTGGTTTATTCCACAACAGCATTTGCTCACACCATCACCACCGCAGCAGGCAAAATCAATGGTACTGACCACATTGCTACCTTCGGTGGAGCCTTAGGTGATTTTATTGAACTTATTGCCTTTAATGGCATTTGGTATGTTCTGTCACAGAATGGTATTGTACTGTCATAAGGTGGTGAGAATGCCAGCAAAAAGTAAAAAACAGCAGATTGCAATGGCGATTGCAGAGCACAGCCCAAGTAAGCTATACGGGCGGAACAAAGGCATGGCCAAGATGAGTCACAAACAATTACATGAATTTGCGGCTACAAAACGAAAAGGATTGCCAGAAAAAGCACACAAAAAAGGAAGACGGCGATACTAATGGCTGAACTCATTCCAGTCAACCTTTCCGGAGACGGTCAAAAGAAGATGGAAAACTATCTTCAAGAGCGTTGTACGGAGATAAAACGGGAGTTTGACAACTTGTTTCGAAGCAAACTCTCCGCCTGGCGTCGTATCTACAATGCCAAGCCTCTGGAAGAAGTTCGTGAATATCCATTTCATAACGCCAGCAACTTGGTTGTCCCTGTCGTAGCAATTCATGTTGATACATTGCTGGCTCGCATTATGTCCGCAGTTTTTAGAACAAGGCCGTTATGGTCTCTTCGTGTTATTGGGAGTCCTAACGACAAAACCATGATTGATGCTCGTGCAGCCTTGGAAGATGCCCTTGTGGAATTCTCGTTCAGTCCGGATGAGCTTGATCTCTACCGGGTTGAGCGGGAGTTTTTCTCAGATGTTGTGAAGTATGGGCATTCCACCATCAAATCTTTATGGGAAGTTTTCCAGTTCTCTAAACCAATTCCATCTGGAGATGGCTCCGGGCAAATTGAAACAACGCCTGTTACCTATTACGAAGGGCCTCGTCCAGAAAAAATCCCCTATGAAGATTTCATGGCTCCGCCGACAGCCAAAACCATCAATAAATCCGATTTCAACATCCATGTTCTTCATCTAAAGAAGCATCAACTGGAAGAAAAAGCCTTCCTTCGTTTCTATGATCCTGCTTCCGTGATGGAGCTTTTGAGAAGTCCGGATAGGAATTCTCCCAGTGAAATTGAGCAGCAAAAGCTTTCCGATGCTGAAATCCAGATTGCACCATTCCAGCCGGAATGGGACATCTACGAATGCTGGTTTCATTATTGGATAAACAACAAGAAGTTCAAACTGGTTGCAACCTATCATCTAAAAACCAAGAAAATCCTAAGGCTTGTCTATGATCCTTTTGATCTTTCTGTTTTTGTTGATAGTAGTTTGTTTCCTGCTGATGATCTCATCTTCGGTTCTGGTTTTGCAGAAGCTCTTGGAAGTTTTCAGGAGGAGATTTCCGAGACTCATAATCACAGAAAAGACGCTGAAATTGTCGCAAATTGCTCCATGCTGCGAGTTAGCCCTGATTCTAAGCTTAACGCTGGCTATCGTATCTTTCCAGGGGTTATGCTACCTGCGGAGCAAGGTGAGGTTGAGCCTCTTCAGTTTGGACAACCATCCTCAATAACCATAGATGATGAGCGTTTGACGTTGGACTTGGCTCAACAGAGAAGTGGAGTTTCTCAAGCTCAGCAGGGACTTGGTGCTGGTACCATGTCAAAACGTGGTGTTTACACCGCGATGGGCACCATGTCACTTCTCCAGGAAGGCAACAATCGAACTTCCTTGAACGTCGCCGACTTGCGTTATGCGCACATGAAACTTGGCAGACTTCTGATTAAACAGTATGGGGAAGATGCTGTAAAAAGCAAGTTTACCTGTTTTGGCGATGAAAAAGCAACTCTGATAATGGCGGCTTTGAAAGCTTTTGACAATAAACAACTTGCTCTTGATGTTGGTGGTGCTTCCGCCAGTCTCAATCGAGAGGTTGAGAAACAAAACGATCTTATGCTTTCCAACATAATGCGAATGCACTATCAAGCAATCGCACAAATGGTGGGGGCGATTTCACAGCCAACAACACCTCCAGAAGTGAAGGATTATCTAACACAGGCAATCCATGCATCCAACATTCTAATGAAAGACGTTCTCCGTGTATTTGACAAAAACGAACCGGAAAGGATGGTACCAGAACCACATGAACAACTCCAACAGCCCAGCCCTGGAGGAGCCGGAGGCAGTCCTCAGATGGTTCAGCCAGGCGGAGGGCAAGGTGTTTCTCAATTACCTGGAGGCGGAGCGCAACCGCAGATTGGGCCTCCTGGCCAAGTCCAATAGTACCAGCCCACTGGATATTGGTAGGTTGCAAGGGAAGATTCAGATTCTTAACTGGCTCATTGACATTCCTGATACGTGCCGACGAGCTATAGATAATAAAAAGGAGACGGTGAAAAATGAACTGGTTTCAAAAAGCACAACTTCCAGATCGCTTCAAGGACATGACCCCAGAGCAGATTGAAGCGGAGTTTAACACTCTGGAGCAACAGAAAGCGGAACTTGCCGGAAGGCAGCCTTCAAATCCTGAAGAAAGTGACGCTTTCAAGAATATCCAGACACAGCTTCAGGAGACACAGGCAAGACTGGCAGAACTCCAGGCTGCACCGCCGGTTGTAAGACAATCTACTGAGGATCAAACCCCACAACGCACCAGCTTCCTTGAGGATGAAGATCAAGCTTTCAATGAGCGTGTAGCCCCACTTGCCAACATGACACTCCAAAACACTGCAACAATGGCACGTCAGATTGCGGTACAGGAGCTTCGTGAGGAGACTGACACTATTACAAAGGAAACCAACAACTACGTTCTTCAAAACTATAAAAAGGAAATTGACGATCTCTACGCCAGTATGCCAATCCAAGCCAGGACAAGTCCAATGGCTTTCAAGAACGTGGTTGGTGTTGTGAAGGATCGTCATCTTGGAGATGTTTTCAAGGCTGTTACCAAAGACAAAGGGCAGAGCTTTTTTGAGCAAAGCTCCCCTAGTACAAGCGGAAAAGGTGATGAGCCTGCATCCGCTGAAGGGCAGCTTACACCTGGACAGATAAGAGTTGCCAGGAAGATGAAGATGACCCCTGCGGAATATCTAAAGTCCATGAAAGGTTTGAAAATGACCCAGGAAACTGGTGGGTATGCGGAGGTAAGGACTGATGGCTGAAGTACAGGCAAAGGAAGTTGCATTCAATTACAACAGCATTGTGGCAAAGCCACTGGTTAGCAAGGACTTTACTTCTGTAAAACCCAAGAACAACAATCTTTCCTTTTTCTGGGCTAACAGGATTGCTGGTAATCCTTCCGGTGGTCGTGTTTCTCAACTTGAGGCGGCAGGCTTTCGAGTTGCTACAATCACGGACTGTGAAGTTCCTGGTCTCAAGCCATCAAATGGTCACTGGCAATACGGCGATCTTTTGCTGCTTTGTATTGGCAAAGCTGACTATCTTGGGGCTCTTAAATACAACGAGCAGATTTCCAATGAGCGTCTCAACCCCGCTGTTGCTGCTAAGAAAGGCATGCGAGAAGCCAAAGGCCTGACTAACAAGATGTTCGCACAGCGAAAAGTTTCTTTCATCCAGCCAACGGAAGAAGAACGTGAAGCGTTGTTTAACAAGTCGATTCAGGAGGTATAACAGGTGGCAAGTGCAGCGATGTATGCAATTTCCACTGTCTCAGGTAATCAGCCTCGTATTGTCCAGATTGCTGAAGGGGCAACCCAGACGTTCTTGTTTGGTACGCCTGTTCAGCTTACTGGGGGGTATGTAGTTGATTGGGATGGTGTCACAATCCCCAAGCTCATTGGTATCGTTCGTACCAATGGTCAGAATCTTGCGTCGGCTGGAGTTGCTGATCCATTGCATTATGGCTCAGTTCCGTATCAGTCCGGTGCTCTTAATATCCCGATAGGTCAGCCTTTGGCTTATCCTAAATGTGTTGTTGAGACTGCCAATGAGGACTCTGTTTTCTACGGTCAGTTTGAGACCGGCATCACCGCAGCTATCACGGATGTGGGTGTTGCCTATGGCATGACCAAAGATGCCGACAATCATTGGTATGTTGACCACACAAATACTGTCACTCCAGTTTGTCGAGTTGTTGGAATCTCTGAATTCGATCCTCGTGGAGTGTTTTTTGTATTTATCCCAGCAGATGTGATTTTAATCAACTAGGAGAGAGGAGATAAAAGATGACGATGGTTCGAGGGGAATATGCTCAGCTTCTCGCTCCTGGGATGCACCATATTTTCCTTCAGCATCAAGACCTGCTTATGAGAGATGAGGAGTATTCTCACATTTTCAATGTGGAAACCTCTGAAATGGCTTATGAGCTTGAGATGGAAATGGCTGGCGTAGGGCCGATGCCAACAAAGGAAGAAGCAACGGCTGTTACCTACGAAGATGCCATTCAAGGCGGCACGGTTTTGTACACTCACGTGCCGTATGCACTGGGCATGAGAGCTTCTTGGGAGCTTTACAAAGACGATCAGTACAGTGTTATTGAAAGTATTCCCAAGGTTCTCCGTAGAAGTGCTCAGTTTACCAAAGAACAGGCAGCTTTTAACATTTTTAACAACGGTTTTTCCACCGTCAAAACTGCTGATGGCGTCAGCCTGTTCAATCCACAACACCCATTGCTTGGAGGCCCTGCTGCTACCAACACAGGTATTGGCCTGTCTGGTACCATCTACGCAGCCGGTACTTTCCCCAACGAACCAAGCACGGATGTTGACCTCAGTGTAACGGCTCTCCAGCTTGCTATCAACCAGTTCCAGCGACTTGTTGATGGTACTGGAATTCCTGTTGTTTTGAAGCCTCAGATTCTCCTTATCCCGCCAGAGCTTATCTGGCTGGCAAAGGAAATCCTTGGTTCTCCAAACAAACCTTACACTGCAGACAATGAGATCAACTCATTGGTAGATCAAGGGCTTCGTGTTTTCATCAGTCATTACCTGTCAAGCCACACAGCATGGTACTTGCTGTGCGACAAGGCAAGCCATCGACTGATGTTCTTTGAACGTGAAGCGTTGGATGATGACTATGCGGATGACTTTGACACACGATCCGTAAAGGTCATGTCTTATATGCGCTTCTCTGTTGGAGCCACAACCTGGTACGGCACTTGGGGAAGTAATGGCCCATAAAGAAAGGCGGCTGATAGAACATCCGCCTAAGCCAAAATCGAAACCGTTTTCTCACAAGGTGAATGTCCTGAGTGAGCTAGAAGGCATTCAGGCCAATCACCGACCTTTGGAGGAGTTACGGAAAACGAGAAGGCGGAAAAGGAGCTTTTAATGCCACGTAGAATGAAATCAGGTTGGCATGGTATTCCCTGGGGGCGCTGTGATCGCTGTGGGTGGCAGTACCCTGTTAGCCAACTTGCAATGCAAAATGGCATGTTGCTCTGTCGAGAGAAATGTTACGATGTTCCTCTTCTGTTCTACCGGCCAATGCTTCTTGCAGATGCTGTTAGTGGTGGCATTGAGCATGAGATGGAACCAGTAACCAGCCTTGTTCGTACAGAGCCTAACATTGAATGGCCTATACCATGAGATTTCTCTTTGTTTCACCAACTGGAGATTCAATAGGCATTGCTCTTCGTGTAGCTTTGGAAGGCAATGACGTTGCATTTTGGTGTCTAGAGCCTATAGCTCGCCATGTTGGTGAGGGCCTTGTTCCAATCTTCGGTAAGGATTCCTTTAGTCCGGGAAAAGGAGATATTATTGTTTTTGATATGACTGGACAGGGAGCACTTGCCGATATGCTTCGCTGGGATGGTCACCATGTAATAGGGGGTTCGGGACTAGCTGACAAGCTTGAGGATGACAGGGACTATGCCTTTGGGGTAATGAAGAAGTGCAAGATACGGATTCCTAATTACGAAACCTTCACGGATTGGGAGTCTGGAAAAGAGTTTGCAGCCTCGCTTGGAGAGAAGGCTGTTTTCAAGCCAAGTGGAGACATTGCCGAGCAATGCTCGTCTATGGTTTTGGAAGCAAATGAACTGGTGGATGTTCTTGACAAGTTCTCCTCTCAGTTCTCAAAGGACTCACAGTTTGAAATCCAGGAGTTTATAGAAGGTGTGGACTTGTCCACAGAGGGCTGGTTTAATGGGGAAGAGTTTGTAGAGCCTTTTAATCATACATTGGAAACCAAAAAGTTTATGAATGATGACAAAGGACCATCCGAAGGATGCACTGGCAATGTTGTTTGGGCTACCACTGCCGACGACCCTCTTGTGCAAGAAACAATCCTAAAACTTACCCCATTTCTGCGTAGCAATTCCTACATCGGCCCAATCGACGTAAATGTTATTGTGTCTAAGGATGGTCCTTATGCCTTGGAATTTACACCAAGGTTTGGCTATGACGCCACCCCTACCTTGGCTTA